GTCCGATGCAGCTTCTAAATTCACGTTTTTAGCCCCAAATTGCGCCCGATGGCCGGTTTCTTTGCGCCATTATACTTGATAAGCGCGGCATCACTGGGTCAAGACGCGGTACGACTGACTCTGACGGTCTCGCAAAGCTAACATTTCTAGCGTTATATATGGCATAAGTCATGAGTGCGTCACACATGTGGCTTGACCAGTCGTGCTTTGGTCTTCCTGATGCCACTTTGTTAAGTTCGTCGTATTCAAAGTGGTATTGCTCGAAGCACTCAAGCGGTCTAGCGCAGGCTTCGTCACCTGTATCAAGGTTCACAGAGCTGTTTATAACCATGCGGTTTATGAGCTGTGAGCCCAAGGCTATCTGGTCAGACTTAGGCGTGTTGTTAGCGCGCTTAAAGTGCAGCCCTAAGCGCGCTGCCTGCTCGATGCGGCTTGTTCCCGTGCCCCACTCGCGGTTAGCTATGTCATGGGGTCCGATGTGTACTGAGTACAGATACCCCTTGTCCTGCAGGACCTTAACGTAATGCTCTAGCCCGGTGTTATTGCTCTCGTAGTAGTCTATTAACCGTACCTCAGAGCCTACTTCTTGCATGAATAATATGCAGGTAGGGTCCGCTACACCCAAGTCCCAGGCTGTCGCCACTGGGTAGCGCGGGTCGTACTGGCATGGGGCGTACCGCCCTGCTTTCTTGAGCTTAGCCAGCTCTGCGGTCCACACACCCCCTACAATTGCTGCGTCCCAGGATGCGTAATATTCCTGAAAGAATAGTGCTTCGCCCATTGCAACGCCGTGCTCCTGCACGTAGGCATGGCGCTCGGCCTTAAGCTGGGCTGCTGTAAACACTCCTGTGTCCTCAGCGCTTAGCGTAGTGACAAACGAACGCGGGTTGTCCTTATGTGCGTTGTACAGCTTGTAGAAGTGGTTTCGCCCGCGTGGGCTTGAGATATGCGCAGACCGCCCTTTGGTCTCAACCAACATCGGGCGCAGGAACGAGAACGCCGCAGGGTTTGATAGCGCGGCCTCAGACATAACAAGCCCGACAATACCGCCGCCTACCAGCGAGTCGGGCTGGTCGCTGCCTACGAGCTGTATGGTTGATTTAGATAGGGTCTCTATCAGCATGGACTTATCGTCCTTCTTGGAGATTACCTCTGGTGGGAACGCATCTGATACGCGCGTGCGACCAGTGCGGGCGTTTACACCCTGCCAAAGCGCTTTACGCGCTTGGCTGTATTGGGGTAGGCAGGTGAGGTATGACCCAACCCTCTGCATGGAGTGGATGGCTGTGGCGTGCAGGCACAGCTCGTCCTTGCCCCAGCGCCGGTGTGCGTTCACAACCACCGTGTCGATGTCCGGTGACATGAGCGCATCCCAGACTTCCTTCTGGTCCTTGCGAGGCTTCCAGTCGTATGCCGGTAGGGTAATTACTTTTGACAACGCTAATCCCAAAAAGCAAAAAGCACAAGGCTGATTGCTACACTTTGTATAGCTACGGCTGCAATGAGCTGTGGGCTGAACGTCGCCCAGCCAGATACTATGCCTACGCCGTACACCAGCATGATTAGGACGAAGAGCGCTAGTCCTGTGGCCCAGCTTGCGATGAGGTGAAACGCGTCGCTCACTTCTTAGCTTTCTTCTTCATAATGAACTCAGGCATCTTGGCCTTCTTTTCAGCAGCCTCTTTCTTTTTAGGCTCAGCCTTCTCATGCTTCTTCATTGCGGCTTTTGACTTGTAGACTTCTGGTTTCATAGTGTTTTCCTTTTAGCAGCAGACAGGGACGGGAGTTGTGGCAGTTGACTGGCTATCGCCTGTCGCGTGATGCGTCTGGCTGAAGGCCATGGGCTCACATGTGTCTATAAACACGCGGGCTGAGAAGCAGCAGCATTGTGTATCTGATACTGATAGCTGCCATATACCGCGTTGTGGGGATGGTGTCGGAAGTGTCAGTTGCAGCTGCCCGGTAGGTAGAATTACTACAGGTACGTTGACACTTGGCACATCGTCTGAGCGCGACAGTGTGGCCTTGAATACTCGAATAACTCCTGCAGAAGATATAGTTCCGCAGTGACTAGGGTCAATCAAAAAAGTAGGACTTGTACATGGCGAAATTGTTTTCATACTATTTGTAATTCCGTATTTCGGAACCCTTTAAAGATTATTTTACTGTGGTGGTAGTGCTTTTTTCTGGCTGCACCAGTGCATATTTGTCGAGCTAACGATGCGCTGCATCCAATAATGCTTGCTATTTTTAAATATGTTAATTTTTCATTTCTCAATTCGTATATCCTATCTACTTCTTTATCGGTTAGCAACTGTGCTTTATTTGGGTTTGTTATTGCGTGTTGATGCCCTGCGTCGTAGCTGTGTTTATTGTTGTGCTTTCGAGTACACCACTCTAAGTTTGTGTGGGTATTGTTCACTTTATCAAAATCTTTATGGTTTACCTCTGGTAGTCCCAGTGGATTTTTTAAAAAGTGCACTGCCACAAGCCTGTGTCCCGATATGTATTTCTTAGCGCCTTCTTTGCTTAGGGAGTACCCTGCGTACCCATTTGATTTTATAGATGGCAGTATTAATTTTCCGTGTATAGGCTTTAGTCCACCTCCTCGGCTTTGAACTAACCTATCCAGCGAGCGTACACGCCCTAAATTACTAACTTCATAGCAGCCTTCAAATTCAGTTATCGCTCGCCATTCTTCTACCATATTTAATACCTCGTTTTTTCCTTGCGCTCTTGCGCGATGGCTGCCGGTGTCGCTGCGCGACGTTGCTTTGGCAGGGAGTTGTTGGCCCATGGCTTTGACAGCTTTGTTATAACTATCCAGCTTGGCGCCTTTGGTGTTTTCTTCATGCCAGGTACCGTCCTGCCAGGAACGCGAGCGTCAGGCCCAGGGCTATCCGAGCGCCTTGACAGCATGGGCAGTTTACAGCGAAGGCTTTGTTTATGGCTGTGAATACTTTGGCTACTGGCTCTATGGCATGGAAAGCCTCAAAATCGCACGGATTTGCGTAGTATAGCTTGTAGCGCTCGTAGATGCTCATGCCCACTCCCCGTTCTTGAACTGCTCAGGCGTGATGAACAGGTGGCGGTTAGCGTCCACGAAGCGAGCTGTCTGCTCGCGGACGGAACTGGCACAGTTACACCGGACCTGGAAGACCGTGGGCTGTTGCCCTGGCGTTGGTGATTTGCGATACATCAATTGGTTCTGTGCCACGATGTGGTTGGCTGGGATGGTCATGCGTCTATCCTATCAGGTTCTGGGTTAGTCTCAAAGCGCTTGGCTTTTATGTGGGTAAGCCCTAGGTGTAGGGCCTTCATAATTCTATGCCGCCCGTCAAATATCTCACCGTCTTCGCTTAGCAAGATAGGTATGTCTAGGTCTGCAGTGAGGACGTTGTTCATGTGCGCCACGAACGTCCGCATGTTTGTTGTGTATTCCGTACACGCTAGGTTCATGGCGTCAAGAGGTAGGGAAAGGAGGGGGAGTGGCTCAGCCAGCTTTGTTAGACGCGGCACGTTCCACCAGCAGCGGTCTAAGTTGCACTCTTGTTTGTCAAAGGGTGGTGTTGGTGGTAGCGTCATTCTAATGAGGGTAGTTTTTCGTCTATGACAATGGTGGCTGGGCTGTCGGCGAATGTATTAATTTGGATTTGGATTGCGGCATGAGGCTGCTCGCTTTGTTTCTTGAACTCAGGGAGCTTTGCCTCCGCGAGCTTGACGAGCAACGTGTCGCTGTAAACCGTCTCCCAGTCTACGAACTCGCCCTTGTAATAAATGGCCTTCTGCACGCCGGTGATGGCTCGTCTGGTGATTTCCGCCTCGATAACATCCGCCCACTGTGCTGCGGCGTCTTGCAGGTTTAGTTGGAATGTTTCTGCATCTGCGGTTTTGGACTGGCAATACTTTTCGATTTCGCCTTTGGTTGTGCCCGCTGCTTGAGCGGCTTTGTTGAACAAGCCCGTCGTGCGATACACCGTCAGGAAGGCATCCTGCTGTGCTGGTGTTATTCGTGATAGTGCTAAATCTCTGGTCATGTCACTGCAGTGTAAATGGCGCAGGCGGGAACCTGTCTATCGTGTACGGGTTTTCCGCTTCCTCAATGTGTACGACTTGGCACGTGTTTTCTGGCAGTAGGCCTTTAGCCATTGCGTAATCGTTTTCTTCCTGCGTTTGTAAGAAACGCAGTGACACTGGTCCGTCTTCCGTTTGGACGGTCCCAGCGAATATAAGGAGGTCTGGTGGCAATATCATGATTGTGGATTTTAGCACATGGCTAATATCCATGCTGTGAGTGTGGTTATATTTTAGCCTTTGGCTACTCTAGTGCTGTAAGCTGGCGGTACACCCAACAAGTACCTTTTCCTACTACCTTAGCTATGGCGCTATACGATTTACCTTCTAGCCTTAGAGAGCACATCTTCTGCATCAATTCTTGTGTTACTTCGTGCCTTACCGTGTATCTGTTATTGCTTGTGGCTTTACCCTTCAAATATTTGTATATTGTCCATTCTGAGAACCCTAGCTGTTGGCTTATGGCTTTTCTAGTTAGTCCTTGAGCATGAAGCTCTAACGCTTTTGGGAGTAGCCCGCGTAGAACCGGTGGCTTTTCATGCGGTTGTTTTATTTTCTTTATAGGTATGAGGCCTAGTGCTTGTGCGTGAAGTATGTTGTCCGTGCCAGTACACCACTCTAGGTTCGGTGCAGCGTTGTTTGTACGCACTCCATCTTTATGATTTACTTGGGGTAGGTTATTCGGGTTGGGGTGAAATGCTAGGGCTACGAGCCTGTGTATTGACTTTGTAAACTTTCGGCCTTCTAGTTGTAGAGATACTCCTAAATACTTCCTATTTCTTGTGTTGTCTACGGCCAGTTGTTGCCCTGGCACAAAACGGGTTGTGCCACGTGACCCTCGCACATAGCGGTCAACTCCACGCACTCGGCCTTGGCTGCTTACCTCGTATCGCCCTTCAAATCCTGGGCAGGGTTTCCATATTTCATTCATGCCTGTATTGTATCACACTTATATACCCCCGTACAGATTTTAGCTTTTATATTTCATCCCGCCGCCCAGCGCTTCATCCTGTGCCCAGAATATGGGGTAGGTGTAGATGAGTGGGTTTTGAACACTATAGCGAGTAGGGCAGCCAGTAAGGGGTCGTACTTCGGTCTATAGGCTAGGGGCGCTGAACACTAGGCACATAACTGCACACGCTGCACACGCTCTAAGCCATAGACTGCACGCCAGCCCTAAGCCCTAAGCCCTAAGCCTTAAGCCCTAAGCCTTAAGCCCTAAGCCCTAAGCCCTATTATGTAACTCTTTGTAACAGGTGCAAAAAGCCTGATTATCCGTGCATAATAGAGGGCATCACCAACCCTTAACCATAGGAGATTTTTATGATTACCTTAACCTTCACAATGCTTTTTGATGATGACGGCGACGAGCTATTAATAGAGGCTTGGCTATGTGGGGCGGTAGTTTCGCGAATTAAAAAAAGTGATGCGCGTTACTTTTCTAGCAGTTGGATTCAATTGTACGACACGCCTGAGACGTTACAAGAATTAACTATATTAGCGCAGCCAGTGTTAAGCGCATTGAAAAAACACTTTGAAGCTATCAACCCTTAACCATAGGAGATTTTTATGATTCACATCAACTTTGAAACCAAAAGCCCTGAGCTACTTCGCTCACAGCTCGAAGCCCTTGGCTGCACCATTATAGCGCAGCGCGAGGCTGCATCGTGGGACGGTAGACCACCTGAGACGTTAGTGATAGCGTCAAGCCCTGACTGGTCAAATACCCTACACGTTTCTCTAGCGCGCTTGAGTGATTTTCACTGGCAAGACTGCATAGCTGTTCGCTTCTCACCTAATGTGGGTGTAACCATAGGCACTAAGCCCGTGCCATATTCAGAGGAGTATTTCAATGTTGCATAGTATTGGTGATGTACGCACCACATCATTAGACCCTGAAATATACGCTAAGCAGCTCGAAGCCAACCGCGCTGAGCCTTGCGCGTATAAGGGACGCAATGACTTGAACAAGCATGTACCAAAGTGGACATACCCGCTGGTCACACCAGAAGACTACGACCGCTTGTCGGATTGGATTGCTCGGTGCCATGCGCATGGGCTTAGTGAAGTGATTGTTGTATTGCAGCAACAGTGATGTTGAGAGAGGCTCAGGGCTCAAGGCCTTGAGCTATAATAAAATTTTTTTGAGGGGTCATCACACCTAGCAGCCCCAACTTTTCTAGACAATTCTTTATATATTATAATACTAGCATATTATAAGTTATAGTATACTTTATAGTATATAGTATATTTCTATATATGCTTATATTATAACTATTTTTCACGTGGAAAGTATAGAAAATAGGGTATTTGGTAGAAAAGTTAGGGCTGCTAGGTGTGATGACCCCTCAAAAAAATTTTATTACTTCAACGAAAGGCCATTATGTACATTCCAGAATACAAACTAAAAACATTACAATCAGCCAAAAGCCTACAGCTTGAAGTTGAGCGCCGTACGCTAAAGCACGCACTGGCAGAAGCCAGACGCGCTGTAGAGTTTCATAACAAGCCACCTACCGACCGAGTGCTCACACTCAGGGAGACTAACGCCTACACGCGGCAATTAGATAGAGTGAGACTAGACAAGTACCAAGTGCCGCAGTTTCTCGATGGTAGCCCTGAGCGAGCCCTACACGAAATATCATTAGAGTATCACTTCACCACGCTGCCCAAGTACAAACGAGAGCACGAAAAGCTAAAGCAAGACCTATCGAAAGCACGCGAAGCCTACAACGCATTCCTAGCACGCAACAAACCCTCGGATTTAGAGTGAAGCCATGACCTCAAGACAAGAAGCCAAAGCTCTTGGGTTAGCGCGTTACGACACGGATACACCGTGCAAGCTCGGACACATGGACGAGCGGTACACCGAGAGCAATGCTTGTTGCAAGTGCGCAATAGCCCATATCGCAGAAATCAACGCCAAAATCGCCGCCAGTAACGCAGCAAAAAAGAAAATACTCGCCACATATAGCAAAGCAGGACGCGGAATGCTACTAGCTGCATACTACGCCGACCATACACCATCAGACCTAGAGTAAAGCCATGACAACACACCTAAACACCCCAGCCCACCTAGTAGCCCGCGCCTTACGCGCACGCCGTACGGTCACATGGCAATACCGCAATCACGCCCCGTCAGGCTACTGGCGATTCCACGGCCTGACCCGCAGCCAGATTCTCAAAGACGTACGCGAGACGCTACGCACCACACCCGATGACTTCAGATTCGGGGTTGAGTACGAGCCCTCACTAGACCGCGCTAAGATGCCTAATCCGTCAGCCTATGCGCTAGAGGCCTATGTCGTCTTACCACCGCCACCGCCGCCAGCGCCAGCGCCAGCGCCGCCAGCACTCACGCCTGAGCAGCTGTACGTTGACCGCATAGAGGCGGCGGCCAGCGCCCTAGCCCACATTAATCCCGCGCTGGCCAAGGCCATCAGCCAAGCGCTGCACGCACACGGACAAGCATGACAAGACAAGAAGCCAAAGCGCAGGGCTTAACGCGCTACTACACTGGCAAACCGTGCTTACGCGGGCACGTGAGTGAGCGGTTGGTAATCAACAGTACATGTTGCGAATGCAATGCAGCCCATGGAGCAGCGTATGCCGCAACGTATTACGCTGCAAACAAAGCCAAAGTATTAGCGTATAAAGCAGCGCATTACGAAGCGAACAAGGACAAAATCGCCGCTAAGCAAGTAGCATGGCGCGAGAAAAACAAGGACAAAATCGCAGCGCTGTACGCAGCAAACAAAGCCAATAGAGCAGCTTATGCCATAGCATACGCCAAGGGAAACGCAGCCAAGATAGCATCCTATAGAGAAGCATGGCGCGAAGCGAACAAAGCCAAGATAGCAGCCCAGAAAGCAGACTACGAAAAAACCAATCCCCACATAAAAAACGCCATTAACGCAAAGCGCCGCGCTCAAAAGCTACAAGCCACACCACCATGGGCAGACCTTGATGCCATAAAAGCCATCTACGAACAAGCGGCATTCTTATCCAAGGTGCTAGGCGAAGCCCAGCACGTTGACCACATCATCCCGTTGCAGGGCAAAAAAGTATGTGGGCTGCATGTTGCAGCCAACCTACAAATATTGTCAGCTACAGACAATATTAAGAAAGGTAATAAGTTGTTACCGACCTACGAAACCCAAGAATCCACTATACAATAACTTCATCGCCAAAAACGATACCACCCTTAACACACTAGGAGAAAAGAAAAATGCACAGATTAGCCCAAATACGCAGCCAAAATGAAGAAGCTGCTCGATACAACTACACAAAGTACGCCCAGCAAGCCTTAGCCCAAGGCAAGACCGTAATCCACACGCTTGACCCCCAAGGACTAGCGCAATACGACACACTGCCGCGAGTGTTCTATACCTACCAAGACGCTAAGGCTCACATCATTGCGCACATCCCAGCGCACAAGCTAGGCACCATACGCGTTGAGACGAACGACCTACTCACACAAGGAGCCTGAACCATGCCGCTACTAGCACTCTTACCGCTACTGGCAGCGACCGCAGCCATCACAGCCCTACCGCTCGACCCAGTGACCAAGGCCATCGCCACGCCATCAGGGTATGAGTGGGTTGACCTCACCTCACGCACAAAGCGCGACTTCAACACGGACACCATCACAGCCCAGACCACCGAGGGGCTGGCCGTGGTCACTGGGTGCAACACCCCCCGCCAACCGCTAAGCCTCACGCTCGACGGTACACCCCGCGTGACAACGGGCAACAAACGGTACAGCGTGCTGGCCGCCAACGTGTGCCACACCGCGTTCAATCAGGACTGGTACAAGTGTGACCAACTAACTGGCGAAAATCTTAACGAATGCCGCGCAACAATACAAGGAGCAACCCAATGAGCCACTTAATTTTTAGAAAATCAACCAACACCAACAGTTTTGGATTAAGGGGCTATTGGGCGTATGACACAACCACCCATGAACTGCACAGCTTCGCCACGTCACGCGACATCACCAAGTGGTCAACGCTCAAAGACATCCACACCGCAGGCTTCGAGCTACTGCAACACGAAGGTACAGTACCCGCGGGCAAAGTGCATCAGTTCTTAGCAATAGCCAAAAGCCAAAAGCAGGCGGACGAACAATGACAACTACACTCAACGCCATCCGCAGCTACCGCCCATGCGTTACAGGCTGGGCTAAGCTACTCACCTACCTCAATAAAACACAGCCCGACGACGAACCGCTCAGCCTACTGACCGTGCTCGAATCCAATGGACTCGACGATGCAGTGTGGTGCTTACGCACCGAGCCAACGCTAGAGCGAACTATACAGTTCGCCTTAGCTGTAGCCCGTAGGGTTGAGCACCTGAGCCCAGCAGCCAAGGCACTTAACGATATAACCGAGCAGTACATCAACGGGCAAGAGACCAAGGAAAAGCTAACAACAGCAGCGTACGCCGTCAAGCTGGCATACGACACGCTGATAGTACCATCCCGCTACGCAGCGTTCACAGCCCTCTACAAAGCCAACACAGCCCGCTACCCAGGCGATAAAGACTATGTAGTCTATGCGTCGGGCGCATCCGTATACGCAAACCATACAGTGCATTTAGCATCAAGTGTAGCCCATGCAGCATCAGGTGAAGCCTACTACGCAGCAGAACGCCAAGCACAAACCGACATATTCAAGGAGATTTTCGCATGACACCGCAAGACATACTCACAAAAGCAGCAGCGCTACTCGAATCAAGCCCTACAGCATGGACGCAAAGCGTAATTGCACGCAACGCAGCAGGCAGAGTTGCAGCACCGAACAGCCCAGAGGCTTGTAGCTGGTGCGCATTAGGCGCCATCGCCAAAGTACGCGGGCAACCGTACGCGACAAGAACCAACTGCCCAGCAACACAGCTACTTGAGACGTATCTAGGCGAATACGCGGGCAACTACAACGACCGCCCACAGCGCACTAGAGAAGAGGTAATAGCAGCATTAAGAGGGGCAGCAGAATTACAAACTGTTACAACTACACCCGCTAAAACGCCAGAATCAGCGATACAATAACATTACCAACCACCCTAAACCATAGGAGAATTTATGACAACTAAAGACCAACTAATCGCAGCACGCGCCAAGATAGCGGACAGGCGCAACTGGACGCAGCACGTCTTAGCTAGAGACATCAACGGGAGCAGCGACCATCCGAGCAAAAATGTTTTTTTCGGTTTAAGTCCGCGAGACCCAGCAGCGTGCCAGTGGTGCGCCGTAGGTGCAATACAGGCAGTTACAACAACAGAAGAAGATGATAAAGCAGCATTCGCATTGGTGGGTATAGCAGCCCGCCAACTATACGGACAACACCCATCCACAGTGAATGACGACATAGGGCACGACGCGGTACTGGCGTGCTTTGACAAAGCAATAGAGGACGCATCATGAAATCAATATCACTCACACCAAAATACATCGAGCAGCGATACGACATATACATCGCAGGCGACACGTTCGAGCAGTTCCAACGCAACATCACCACCGCCCGTGCCGAGTTTAATACCGAGCCGCGAGTAGTAGCATCCGACGACGGCTCAGGGCTTTGCTTTTACCGCGACGTACCGCTGACACCAGAGGCTGAGGCCGCACTGCGCAGCGAGCAAGACACACACGACTTTGAACAAGCCAATAGTGAATGGAGCAACGCATGAACACCACACTCAACGCCATCCGCGCCAACAGCCCATGCACCGAGGGCTGGGCAAAGCTACTCAAGCACCTAGGCAAGACCACAGCCGACGACGAACCGCTCAGCCTTCTGACCGTGCTCGAATCCAACGGCCTTGACGATGCAGTATGGTGCTTGCGCACTGAGCCAACGCCTGAGCGCACTCAGCGCTTCGCCTTAGCTGTAGCCCGCAGGGTTGAGCACCTGAGCCCAGCAGCTAAGGCGTGCAACGACACCACTGAACGCTATCTCAACGGGCAAGCGACTAAGGTGGAGCTACAGGCAGCAGCCCGCTACGCAGCCTATGCAGCAGCCGACGCAGCCTATGCAGCAGCCGACGCAGCAGCCTACTCAGCAGCCCGCTACGCAGCCTATGCAGCAGCCCGCGCAGCAGCCTACTCAGCAGCCGACGCAGCCTATGCAGCAGCCTACCACGCAGCCGAACGCCAAGCGCAAGAGCAATTATTCAGGGAGATATTCGCATGACCGACCCAGTTAAACAGCTTGAAGCCATGCTCGCAGAAGCAATGAAGCGAGCAGCCTATGTGAACGAAGCATACCCAGCCACAGCCATCGCTGTGAGCGCACAGAACCGAGTCAACGCACTACGCAGAAAATTGAAAGCAGTCAAGGAAAAATTATGAAAACACTAAACTACGAAGGCCTAGACTTTACAGTCAGCACTAAGACATCACACAACCCAGACCACCTAGTGAGCACAGGGCTGTACTACTTAGACGATAACGCATTAATCCACCACCTAGTTGCCCTCGGACATGTACCGAGCAACACTGACAAGCGCTGGGAGGAATCAACACCGTACCTAGTGTGCGTACACAGATGGGATACAAACATGCCAGTCACATCTAATCGTGCATACGTGAAAGACGGGCAATGGTATACAGCATTAGACAGCGTACCAATCAGTGGGCGTGTTGAACCAGTACGCCTAAGCCCGATTGACTACCAACATGACACAACGCTGAAAAATGGGTACGTGATAGCGCTTGTAACCACAGAGCGATGCAGCGTGTGGTTATTGCATAGCCCTTGCAAAGTGTATTGGAAGGCCTATGCTACGCTAGAAGATGCGTTACTTAGGGTAAACCCATTGAAGTCGTGGGTATACAGCAGCAAGCACGACAACTTTGAAGAGGAAGTCATCGAGCGCTGGCTTATACACGGCGATGAAAAGCAAAGCCCAGCAGAGGCAATCGCAATCATTGAAGCCTACGACAGCGAAGCCAATGACCCAGAGTACACCAAGGCAATCGCAACACTGAAAGAGGCTGTGAATGTATAAGGCAGAGGACATCAACAATCACCGAGCGGCTAAGACCTACG